TAACAAGTTTGTTAGGTATAAATTGTCATATTTCGATGATTAATCCACCATCAAGAAGAAATCAAGCTAGTTCGTATTATGTTTCACAAGGTTTGGTTAATTACAATCTACGTTCACCATTAAACGTTTCACCAGATTTTTTCACCTTTCCATGTAAAGGTTTTCCTCAAGGACCTTCTGTTAGTACATTTAATGGTAATAATATACAAGTAACTTTAGAAGGAACGGCTGTACATGGTGGTGGGCATTGTCAATTTGGAATTTCTTATGATGATTCTAATTTTATAGTTTTAAAAACAGTTTTAAATTCATGTTTATTAGATTCAATGACTTATGATTTTGATTTACCAGAAAACGCACCTGGTGGTAAAATGACAGTTTTTTGGACATGGGTTAATCGTGTAGGTAATAGAGAATATTATATGGAATGTACAGACGTTACTGTAAATAATGGAAATTCAGCAAATGATTTTGCAGAGTTAAAAGGAACTGAATTATTAGTTGTTAATTTACCAGGATATCCAACGATTGGTGAATGGAACCCATCAGATTCTCCTGAACAAGATGGAAGAACGTTATTTTATAATAGACGAGAAATAGTTCTTACAGTAAATAATAATGGAGAACGAGTACTTCCAGAAACAATTGAACGTCCAGAACAACAAGAACGAGTTGAACGTCCAGAACAACAAGAACCAGTTGAACGTCCAGAACATCAAGAAAGAGTTGATCAAGTACTTCCAGAACGAGTTGAAATTTTACCTGAATTAAATGGATGTAATTTAGGTGAAATGAAATGTAAAAATAGTGGTTTTGACATGTGTGTACATAATAATTGGATATATAGAGAATGTGCACCTGGTACAAAATGTAAACAAAATGGTAATAGTATAATTTGTGATCATGTATAATTTAATCGAGTTTTTTCAAATGTTTGTTTAAACAAATTTTGTATATTTTTAATGTATTCTTTTTGATCACAAACTTTTCCTGATAAAAATTTATTTTTGGTATTGTTTTTAAGATTATACCAAAAATCATCAGTTTCATTATTTATAGATTTAAGTCTATCAAATAATTCCTGTTTATTATTGAAGATATACTTTTGTAAATCACTAGACTTTAATATACTACATGTTACGTTTTGGGCATGGAAGTAGAATTCAGAATCATATAAACTAAAAACAGGAACGCCCATAAACAAGGCTTCGCAACTAGTTGTTGTTCCCGAATATGGGAATGTATCTATTGCCAAATCAATTTGATTATAAGTTAATAAATGTTCATTATGTGATATTGTACAATCTAATATAGTAATTCTTGATCGAACAGAACTATTAAACTTATTTAAAAATGTTTTTTGAACAGATTTGTTAATTAAAGCTTTGGTTTTAAAAACAAAACGTATAGAACTAAATTTTAACATTAATTCATTGAATAATTTGATTACATTATCTGTAATTTTATTAACACGGTTAAAACAACCTATTGTAATATATCGATTTGTTAAATAAGGTGTAGGTGTAATTTCCAATTTGAATTGTTTTGTAACAGGATTATTCATTGTTGTAACATTTGGGTCATAACATAGAAAAGAATTTTCAAGATACAACAACTTTTCAGTATAAAATTTTTGAGAAACTTCCTCATTATCACATGTTTTATCAGTAATTCTATAATCCATTTCGTTTAATCCCGTTGAATAAGGGTATCCAATATATGTTATTTGAATAGGACTAGGTTTTAGAGCAAAAACATCTAAACGATTAAATGCAGTATGTCCAGATAAATCAAGTAAAATATGAATTTTATCATCGTAAACTATTTTTGCAATTTGTTTATTAGACATATTTTTAATTAATTTAAATATGATATTATCATTATACAGTTTTGTATTAATAATACATTCAGAATAACATGTTATTGTAAATTCATCGTTATTATAATTTTTTAAAAGTGGACTAATAAAATAACTTACAGGGTGATCCATAAAATCTCCAGAAATAATTCCAATATTAATTTTTTTACTATTAAAAAAAGAAATATCAAATTTAAACATACCATTTCCCTTTTCATATATTTTGTTAATTAATTTATGTTGATTTAGTATATACATTTTATCTTGTAATTCATCAAAAATATAACTTAAATTCATAATTTTGTTTTGAAAAGGTAATGTAAATCTAGGACATACTTGTAAAGATTTATTATAACATTCTATTGATTTATTATTATTACCATTATATGAATGCATATGACCTAAATTTAAATATATTTCAGCTAAAAAGAATTTTGAATCATTAGATATAAATGTTTTCTCATAATGTTTTATAGCTTTGTTATATGCAATTTCTGCTAAATCTGTTCGTCTCATTTCTGTATAAACAACACCTAATTGATTTTGAATATCAGGTTCGGTATTATTTATAGCTTCTGATTTTAATAATTAATATAGTGATTGTGGCCATTGTTTAATAGACCTAAAAATATAAGAAATACCATTTAAACAATTTAAACGCAATGCTTCAGCTTCTTTTAGGTCTTCTTTTTTATTTAAATTTGCAAGGATTAAATTTAATGATAATTTATAATGTATTAAAGACATTTCTAACTTGTTTAATTTTTGAAAAATATGACCAATATTATAATGAATAGTTTCATTACCAGGTGAATATATCAAGGCTTCTTGTAAATAACTTAAAGATTTTTGCAAATCATTTTGTGAAAAAAAACAAAGATGTGTAAAAATACTTACTATTTGTTTTATAGCCATTTCATTTTCAAATGAAATTCGTAAAATATTATAAAAACAATTTAAGCTCGTTCTAAAATTATTTTCATGTTCTTTTGTTAAAATGTTATTGTTTTGTTTTAAAACATTTTCAGTTTGATTTTTATATAATGTTCCTAAATTAAAATACATTTCAATAAAAACATCTTTTGGAACTATAGGATTGCAGTCAATTAATAAATAATCTGTTATTTCTAAATGTTGTACAAAATTTTCTAATAATTTAATTGTTTGTTGTCTTTTGTTATCGATAAAATGTTGGTCTTTAGAATTAAGCATTTGATTTAATAAATTACTCATATTATTAAATGTATTCTTGTAATTTTTTAAAATTTGTTCAGACATTATTAATAATATTAATAATTGTTTACTTTTAAATTTATTTATTTATTAATAATAATATGATTGACATTAACGCGTTCAAAAATTATGGAATAAAAACACCCCGTTTTTCATTAAATAATTTAAAAACATATGGAAGATTAGTTGATATTATAGATGGTGATAGTTTATCAATAATTTTACCAATTTATGATAATTATTTTAAATTTAATGTCAGACTTAATGGTATTGATACAAGTGAATTACATAGTGATAATAGTGATTTAAGACATTTTGCAGAAAATACAAAAAACGAACTTGTAAAATTAATTACACTATCAGATAATTTAACAAAACATGAAATTAAAGAGGTTTTAGATAAAAAATTAATAGTAGTATGGTTGGAATGTTTGGAATTTGATAAATATGGTAGATTATTAGCAAATGTATATTGTTTAAATGAAAAGACAAATGATTATGATATATGTTTATCACAATATTTATTAGATAATAAATGGGCATACGAATATAATGGTGGGAAAAAATTATCAGAAGATGAACAATTAAACATAATTTAAAAATTGAATTAATTAAAATTTTAAATTTAAATAAAAGTAATGACTACAACAATAGAATTAACTGAAAGCCCAATTGAAGTCAAGCAGTTTGAAACATTATATGAAAAAGATGCACATGGTAAAGTTAGATCTTGGAGTTTAAAAGTTGAAAAATATCTTGAATTTTCAGAAATTGTTATTATTTATGGTTATAAACGGTTAATTGAACAAAGACGTAGATTAAATTTAGGAAAAAATTTAAACAAAAGCAATTGTACAACTCATTTTACTCAAGCTATTATGGAAGCTCAATCAAAATGGACTAAAAAAGTTAATGAAGGTTATTCTGTTATAAGTATAAATGAAAATATAAATGAAATTGTAAAAACCACTGATAATATGAATATAAATGAAAATTCAAATGAAAATATAAATGAAAATTCAAATGAAAATAAAGATGAAAATGAAAATGACACTACAATAAAAATTATTTATCCAATGTTAGCACAAGATTTTAATAAACATAAATCAAAATTAAAATATCCAGCATATATTCAACCTAAATTAGATGGTTATCGTTGTATTTTTAATAGTAAAGATAAATTGTGTAATTCGAGGCAAGGTAAAGAATTTTCTATAATAAAAGGGACACGATTATATAAAGAATTATGTTCTATTAAGGAAAATATTATTTTAGATGGAGAACTTTATATACATAAAGGTTTATTTGAAGATTTAGGAATTTTAAGAAAGAAACAGTTGGATAAAAATGACATAGATAATCTAGATAAGATAGAATATCATGTATACGATATAGTTATTGATAATATGACTTTTGATAATAGATTTAAAAAATTAAAAGATTTAATAGATACAAATAAATTTAAAATGATAAAATTAGTAGAAACATCTGAAGTAAATTCAGAAGAAAAAATTAAAGAGTGTCATAGTAATTTTATTAAAAATAATTATGAAGGAAGTATTTTACGTAATAAACTAGGTATTTATAAATGTAAAATAAGATCTACTGATCTTTTAAAATATAAAGATTTTAAAGATGATGAATTTGAAATTGTTAATTTTACATATGAAAAGGATACTAGTAAAGAAAATAAAAATTTAATTGTTTGGGTTTGTAAAACTAAAAACGGTCAAGAATTTAATGTTAGACCAGGAGGAACGAAACAAGAACGTCAAGAATTATACAGTAATTGTGTTAAAAATTTCGAATATAAAGGTAAAAAATTGTATGTAAAATATTTTGAATTAACTGATCGTGGTATTCCAAGATTTCCTACTACAAAAACGACATCAGTTGAAACATATATTAGAGACACTATTGAATAATCATTACTTTTTAAAAAGAGGCTTACGCCTGCAATTAAGATGTTATCATTTATATAATAATGTTCTTTGCAGGCGTAAGCCTCTTTTTGATGTTACTTTTTTGAATAATAAATATTAAGGCTATTTTTTTTTTTATTTTTATTTCTAAATATTAGAGTTTAAAATGAGTTCAAATATTTCTATGAAACCTTTAACAAAACCGTTAAAGGGTCAAATATTACAATCTAATTATGGTAGTTTTGACACAATTGCAACTAATAATTTAGTACTTGAAAATTTAAGTATAGAAGGTTTAATTGAAAATGGAACTTTTTCTGGTTCAATTGTAAAAGGTGAAATTGATGATACTCCAATTGGTATAACTTTGCCTAATATTGGTAATTTTACAGATTTAACTACATATGGTGACGTAATTTTTTATAGTAATATTATAGGATCAGCTGTTAGTTGGGATTCTAATACTGGTATATTAGATTTAGGAAATTCTACATTTCGAGTAGATGGATGTTCGTATTTAGGAAATTTGAGAATTTGTAATAATTTTATACAAGCAACAAATTTAGGTGGTGATGTAGAAATAATTCCTAATGGGGGATCAGTTTTTTTAAATGGTCCTGTATACAATGTTTCTTCATATGGAAATTTTTATACACAAATGCAAAATGGAGGTTTAACTTTTGATGTTAAAAATAATATATTATTACAATCTACATCAGGATCTAGTTTATTATCTACATTTAATGGACAAACTTACAAAACTATAAATGGAGATATTTCTTTAATCACAGAACCTCTAGTAATATCAAATTCAATGACATTAACAAATACAAGTCAATGTATTACATCAATAACTACATTAACTAATCATAATTTAAAATCTGGTAATGTTATAACAGTTACAAGTGCTGGTTCTTTTAATAATAATTATACAGTTGGTACTATTTTATCACCAACATCATTTACAATAAGTGATACAAGTGTTTCTATATCTAATTTAACTATAGGATCATTAGTTAAAATTCCAAGCAGTAAAATTAATCTTAATGCGACAACATTTGTTACGATTCCTGAAAATATAGATTTAACATTTGGTGATACAACTAATTCTGTTTCTGGAAATACAAGTGGTTTAATCGTATCAAGTAGTAAAGACATCTTTTTTAATGTATCTAGTGGTAATTCATTATTAATACCTACAAATACACAAATACATTTTGCATCTGGTACAACATCAACTGGAAATTATATTAATTACAACGGATCATCTATTAATATAGTAGGAACAAATAGTATAATACAATCTGGTTTATTAACCGAGATTAAAACAACTAATACAAAGATAGCTGATCCAGTTGTTACAATAGCAGACTACACCTTAACTTCGCAAGATAATAAAGATCGTGGTATTGAATACAGATATTTATCATCAAGTGGTTCAATGAAATTAGGTTGGTTTGGTTATAAAACATCTACAAACAAATTTACTTTTATACCAGATGCAATAAATAACGATGAAATAATATCTGGTGCAACAGGTCAATTTGAGATTGGTGATATTAGTGCAAATACTGTTACATTGAATACAGGAGGAAGTTTTGATGTTAATTGTGGATATCTATTAAATGTTAATAGAATAACTGGTTGTGGAGGTACAATTAATCTTCTTGCAACAAACAATTTAAATATTACAGCAGGTAATAGAATTGCATTAAATTCAAACGGTGATATTTTTGTTCCAAATAATATTCCAATTACAATTGGTACAAGTGGGAGTAATATACGTGAAAGTACAAATGGTAATTTAATACTATCTGGATCACAACATATTAGAATTTCATCAGCAAGTGTTATAATTCCAGTAAATACATACGTGTCATTTGACGGAACATCAATAGGTTCACAAAGGATATCATCTAATACGTCTGGTGATTTATTAGTCGATACAAATAAAAACATGTACCTTACAACAACCTTTGGTAATATTATTATACCAAGTTCAACTAGTATACAATTAGGAAATTCAACAGAACGAATATGGGGAACAACAAGTGGAATTTTTATACTTGGTAATTCAAATAATTTAATAGCAACAAGTAATGTTAATGTTAGTAGTTCTAGTGGCAATATTGTTTTAACTTCAAATTCTGGAGACATAAATTTATATAGCACAGGTGGAAATGTAAGACTTTTAAATAATAGAAACTTAATTTTTAATATGACTGGAACGTCAAATAGTATTTCAAGCAATACTTCTGGAAATTTAGTCTTATACGGTAATGGAATTAGTAATTCAATTGATTTAAAAAATATTAATGAAATTAATTTATCAGCAAATAGTTCTGTAAATTTATCTACTGGTACATTATTGTATTTTGATGTAAACCGTAATATATCAATTAAATCAGATGTATCAGGTAATTTTAACATTTTAAATCAAAATATTTCAGGTAATACAAATATTACAACAGCAAATTTTAATGTGATAAATGGGACAATAGGATCTACGTTATTTTCTACTGGTAACTTTACTATTTCTGGTACAACAGGAAGTACTGTAAATATTAATATGGAAAATGTAAGATTTAGAGATCCTATTTTAACATTGGCAAATTACAACTTAACAAACAATGACTTTAAAGATAGAGGTATAGAATACAGTTATCTATTAAACACGACAAGCTCACTAAAATCATCGTGGTTTGGTTGGAAAAATTCTACACAAAGATTTACATATTATTCGGATACAATTAATACAAATGAAGTTATATCTGGAACTATAGGATCTGCAGAATTTAGTAGTCTTTATTTAAAGGACAATATAATTTTTCAAAGTAGTGGTTCAATAAATTTGAATTGTGGTACAATATCAAATTTGAATACATTAATTGGATGTGGAGGTACAATAAATATTGTAGCGACTAGTAATACATATATAAGTTCAAATAATATAATGTTAATGGCTGGAACAAAAGTCGAAATACCATACAATGTTCCTTTATCATTTGGTAATACTGATAATTCTATATCAAGTGACACTAACGGTAATTTAACAATAACAAGTTTATCAGGAAATGGTAAAGTTATTTTAAATGGAAATGTACAAATCAATGGAACTACTACCACTATTTATAGTACTGTAACAAATTTACAAGATCCTATTTTTTCAATAGGTGGTGTTACAGGTCCTGTTATTAACGATAGTAAAGATCGTGGTATAGAATTTAAATGGAATAATAATACTGCTTCAAAAACTGGATTTTTTGGTTATAAAAATTCATTGGAACGGTTTGTATTTATACGAGATGGAATTAATACAAATGAAGTATTTTCTGGATCTTATGGTAACGTCCAATTTGGCGATGGATATTTTACAAATTTAGATATTCAAAATGGAAGGATAAATAATGTTACTACTATAACTGGTTCTTCATCAGGTGTATTAAATCTAAGTTCTGGTAATGTTAATTTAAATTATAATTCCGGTTTAAATTTTGGAACAACAAGTAATTCGATTTCAGTAACCACATCTGGTAATTTAACTTTAAAATCATCAAATGACATTAACGTTACTTCTCAAACAGGTAGTATTTATTTAAATGTTAATACATCAGGAAGTTCTTCAGTAAACATTTCAAATAATACACCATTGTATTTTGGAGGTCAAACTTCTAGTAATTATATAATGTCAAGTGGTGGTAATTTAAATATTACAAGTTCATCGGGAAATATTAATTTAACTCCAAAGGCTTCAGCAGGAACTGTATTTATACCAACAAATACAATATTATCATTTGGATCTACATCAGAAAGTATTTTAAGTGATGGAACTCAATTATTAATAAATGGTTATAATGGAATATCAATAAATACATCAAATTTTACAATTTCTGGAAATATAAATGTTGTAGGAACAATAACATCAACACCTGATCCAGATTCTGATTTAAATAGATACATTCTACCATTAGGCACATCACAATATTTAGATATAACAAATATTAGTAATTATTCAGGACCTTTATCTGGTAATGTTAAAATAACGGTTAATTCCACGCATAATTTCAGAGTAGGTGACAGCATCATTATTAAAAATTCAGATTGTACACCAAAAATTGATGAAACATTTGGTATAACAAGTATAATAAACGGAACTGAATTTACAATAACTAATATTTCTAGTTTAACTGGGTCGGGAACAAAAGGAATTGTAAAAAGTAATTTAACTACATTTCAAGGTAAAGACGTGGGGATTCAAGTTAATTATTGGTCAACTGTTGGAAATTCAAGTCTTACATCAGGAAGTTTAGGTTATAAAACTGGGTTTTATGGTTTTAAAAGTTCAAGTCAAAGGTGGGTTTATTATAAAGATGCTGTTATAACTGACAACGTAGTTTCAGGTACATTAAGTGATATAGAAGTAAATAAAGTATTTACAAATAATTTAAGTGGATTCGTATTAGATGGTGACGTATCAGCTGGGTCAAATGCAATAATTGGTAATAATTTCCAAATTAGTGGTGGAAATATAAATAATACGCCTATTGGGGTTGCTTCGCCACAAACAGGTAGATTTTCAAATTTAACAAATACGGTTGCAGCAAATTTAGAAAAAGTAACAATGACAAGTTCTTTAGTATATAGTATAGATAGATATAGTATGTCATCTGAGTTTCCAACAAGAAATCCTTTATTATCAACGATTGTATCAATATTTTCTGTAACTGGTCCTAGTTTTACAGGAGCGATGGGTACAATAGGATCAAGTAATATAGATATTGCAGATGGTACAATGAAAATAATAGTATGTGAATCAATGGCAGCAGGATCTATTTATACATTACATTTCGGTGAAAATAAATTAATAGCGCCAAATCCAATTAACATAAGTACGCAACCTACGCGAATAATATTTAAGAGACAGGGACAATGTGTTAAATTATTATTTAATGCAACTGGTGACAGTAATAGAGGTTCATGGATATTACTAACTGGTGGTGTATATGTAGAATAAATGGTTAACATCAAAATTTATAATATGTTAAAAAATTATCATATTATAATAAATATTTATTTAATTATTCATCACCTGTATTTATAAAGAAAATACTACTTATAGAAGAAGAACTTAATAACAATAATAAAACTACTATAATAATAATAATAATAATTGTAGTTTGATTTGATTCATCTTTATCTCCTTCATCTCCTTCATCTACTTTATCTAAAGTAGGTGGTGAAATTGTTGTTGGTGCAGAAGTTGTTGTTGGTGCAGAAGTTGTTGCTGGTGCTGGTGCTGGTGCTGGTGCTGAAGTAGGTGCTTGTTTATTTAATTCCTTATTTATTTGTTGTGAGCAATTTTGATTAATATTATTAAATTCAGTTGGCCCGCCGCTAACATTAATATTACTAAAAATTTGTGAACAACATTGAATAGTATTCTCACTTTTAAATACTGGTGTTTGTGGTACACTAGGAACATTAGGTTCCGCCGCATTATAACCTTCTCTACGTAATTGTTCAGTAACTTGATTGTCATCTCTTTGACATTCACCTTTACCTTGACCCCCAATACACCCGTGTCCACCTGCACCAGTTTGTCTTGCAAAACCAGTATCTCCTTGACACCAATCATTATGTCCATATACTCCGGTCCAAAGTACACAATTATTCCATACTTTTCTTTCATCTATTAATTGTTGTTTTCTTGTAGCCCAATTAGCAAATTCACCAGACATATTTCTCCATTGGTCATGTCTTGTCTTTTGACGGTCATATGCTGTTTTATCATTAGTATAATTTAATGACAAAGTTTCATATACTTTTAAAGTTTGAAGCATAGCATCCGTTGCTTGTTTACATGTACATAAAGTTTGTTCTTGTTGAGTTAAACTTGAAGTTGGTTTACTACAATCAACAGGCATATATTAATATATATAAATAAAAAATAATAATATAAATAAAAAAATTAATAAAAATTTTTTATATTATTATTATAATAAAACAATATGGATAATAGATATTTATATGTTATACTAGGATTAGTAATATTATATATACTATATACAAAATTTTATAAAACAGAAAATTTTACAGAAACGGAAAATTTATTTGCTCAAAAATTATTAAACTTATTTAAAAAGGCTCAAACTCCAAGTTTTTTAGAGTATCTAGAAACATTAAATAAAAATGAAAATATATATGACAATTTAGTTTCCAAGGGTCTATATAATAAATTTGTTGAAAAAGGAACAAATATAAAGATTAAGGATATTTTAGACGAAATGAAATAATAATATAATTAATTAAATAATCGTTGTAATTCTACTGGAATTTCGGATATATTTATAGAGTTATTAATATTAAATTTATCAATAATTGAACTATTGTTATTTATAACCTTGTATTTATCTAACCATATGTCTTTAATTATTTTAGGGAAGTCTTCTCGAGAACCATTACGTAATGTTTTTATAATAGTTTGTAATACTTTTTGAAAGAATTTTTTCTTAGTTTTGTTAAGGTGACCTTCACCAAAGCTGCGCTTTAGCTCGGCAAGGTGACCTCGATATAAAATCATTAAATCAAAATGGCTTTTAATCTTTTTGGGATTGTATCTTTGACGAATAAACCAACTTTTCAAAACATTGGGTATCCAAGCATGACCAAAATCATTTATATAAAAAATATATCCTAAATTAGGTACGTAATAAGTAGTTTCATCAATAGTATATTCCCAATAGCCACCTTTTGGAACTTTTTGTACAATAATATTATCTGTATGTAAATCTAAATGTGTCATATTTAATCTAAGTTGTAATGTATAAAGAGCGTATATAATTTGAAAATATGCATTATATAATTCTTCAATACCATGATCAGATTTGACCCATTCCGTAAAGGTTTGTGAATCTGAAATGTATTCATTAAAAAAGTAAGCAACATTAGGATATAGGTCATCACATATACCGGATCGAGATTTAAATCGCCATGTGTAATTCAAGATAAAATTCGGACAAACTTTAGACAAAATTAATTGGTTAATCACTTTCATAGCGGCTAATTCAATAAATGTGCTGTGTAATAAAGCTCGTTTACTAAATGGATCACTAAGATATTTAGATTGTTGTTCTTCAATATATATTTTTTTTACAGCTACACATTTTTGGTCATCGTCTTTTTTACAATAACTATATACTTTGCCTTGTCCACCTCGACCTAATTCCGTTTGTTTTTGTAAAACAGTATAATCAAAATTATCTTGAAATTTATCAAATATCTCTTTACGTTTTTTTATATTTACATTCATACTCTTAATATAAATATATAAAAAAGTTTACTGTATTAAAGTAAAAAAAGTTTACAATTTTTAAAATTCTAAAAACAATTTACCATATCTGTTATGATATACAGAACCATTGTTACTACCATAATAATGTGTCTTTCGTGGTAATCCATCGTCTAAACTAGGTTTAATAGAGCATTGTTGAACACTTTTTGTAAATTTACGTATATTCTTATTAGGGTAGTTGTGATTGAAAAATTTATTTATTTGTGTGTATTTTAAAATTGGTCCTACTAAATATTCTTTAGGGAACCAATAACAGCGTAATCGATTTGTAGCTAAGGATTTATTAAATGCATATTCTAAATTTTTATGTTGGAATTCGAGGTCGTCGTTGTATTCGTACCATATTTTTAAAAAGTCTAAAACAACATTGTTATATGCGAAAAAGTACAAGTTGTCATTTAACGTTTTTAAAATTCTTAAATCTGAACATTTTGTTTTTGTTACACTTGTATTGTTTAAGTTCATTGTCATAAAGTCCATGTTTTTAACTTTAAAAAAGGTTGGATCTCGTTTGAGTTGTGTAGTAATATCTACATATGCAATGTTTTTTTTGTATTGTTTAAGAATATTTAAGAAAAGTGTAGGTTTAGAAATATTATTGTAGTCCTTTTTATTAGATTTATAAAGTAAGTAATTTATATTAAAACGATTACAATATTCTTTAAAAGACGTAATTACTTCTTTACTAATTGTATTATCAAATAAGGAAACTAAAATATAATTACTCGTGTTATTTAAATTCTGAGCGTTTAATTTACAATGGATATTACTTGATACCTCTTTTATTAACCGTTTGTTTTTATAAATATCTTCAGATTGACGTATTTTAAAATCTGGTAAATAATCTTTTAATTGATTTTTATCAAGATTAAAATCAACGTAATTATTAAAAGTAACATTTAAACATCTTAATTTTTCTCCTAATTGACGATAAACATTTGGTGGCCATCTGGATACTTTACCAACTCTTTGAAAAAAGACATCATCTAATGCTCCTGTTTCAAAATCTTCATGAATCATAACAAGATCATGTAATTTGTAGTCTTCATTTTTTAATTCTTCTTTAAAATCTGCTACATGTGTATATTTTCCAATAGTAGGATCATATTCATGTTTACCAAACATATACATATAATTTAATGGCAACCAAACACAACGTAAATATGTTCCCATAAAATGTCTGGTAATAATTCCAGAAAAAGATTTATCTTCTGCTAAATGTAAATTTTTAATCATATAGTTATTTAATATACTTAATAATGTTCTAGCTCCATGTGTATTTGCAAACCCGAGAATACCTCCAGGTAATTCTAATTGAAAAGGATTATAACAATCAAAATCATATTCATTCCAATTTAAGAAATAACAATCTGCATCAATATCAAATAAATGTGGATATTGTAAAATTTGTAAATCAGTATCAATATAAATAACTTTGTATTTTGGAAATTGTAATAAGCACCGCATTATAAATTCTCCTTTTAATCCAAGGGCAATTTGATACATGCCTTTTTGTTCAAAAATTGGAAATCTAATAAAATAATAATTAATTTTAAGTTTACGACATTGAGCGATTAATCTATCTACTTGTTGATCATATGTTAATCCACGAACAGAGTTTTTATTAACAACTCCATTACCCCACCAATAACTGCAAATCATAAAATTACTTTTGTCATTTAAAATTTCAGTTTGTACTATGCCATCATTTAAATAATTTTTTAAAGCGTTATAATCTGTTTTAGAAACTGACATACGTATATTAAAATATATATTTAATAAAAAAATTTACAATAAATTTAAATTAAAATTAAAATAAAAAAAGGGCTTAAGCTTGCAAATAGACTAATATCATTTATATAATAATTTATTTAAAAGCTTAAGCCCTTTTTTTATTTTAATGTTTTATATTTGAGTTTTTTTAAAAGTAACTTTTTAATTCAATGATTTTAATATATTCTTTATAAAAGTTGTTTATCTTTTTGAAAATTTGTTTTACTTTCATCCTATTCAAAATTTTATGATTTTTTTATTTTTTCAATTTTTTTTTTCAATTTCGTTTATAAAACCGAGTAATTTTTCATTAACAGTAATTTTTTTTGGATTAAAACTATGTAAATAAACACCTTCTAAAGATCTTACTCTACTAAGAGCTACATAAACCATATGATTACAAAAGCAATCTGCTAAATCTAGAATTGCTTTATCAATTGATAATCCTTGACAACGATGAATAGTAATACTATAGGCTAACATAAATGGAATTTGTGTTGCAACAATTTTACTATTATCCATTTCAAGTTCCCATTCTATTTTACCAATATGTTCTGTAACACCATTATCAAACTCAACAACAACTTTATTATTTATAAAATCTTTTACTGTACCAATAGAACCATTAACTAGCCCTAATGATACATCTAAATTTTTAATAAGTAATACACGACATCCTTTTCGTAATTTTAGAGTGTCAATACCTCGTTGAGAAAATTGTGAGCGTAATTCTTTTTCTAATAAGTCACATGTTTCGGTATTACCATATCTTGAAAATTGACATTCAAATAAATAGTCTTCCTCTTTGATTTTATCGAGTTGTTTAGAATTAATTAATTGTGCTTTTTTATTACTACTTACTAGATGAATTAATGAATTTTTATCTGTATCTACAAGTCTAGTTTGTAATGTTTTAATATCTTGTTCATTTTGAAGTCCTTTACGAATTCTCATTAAAATATCAATATATTTTGTGTCAGTTTTTTGACGAAAGTTTTCTTGTAAAACAACTGTTGATTTAGTAAACATCTTTTTAAATAATTCACTTTCTATTATTAATCTATTGTCGCTAGAATTGTTATTTAACGGAGTTGTTGTATTAAATATTGTTTCTAGTTGTAATAAATCACCAGTTAAGATTATTTGAATACCACCAAATGGTTTATTTGAGCGTTTAAGTATTTGACAAATATGATTTATTTTTTCGAAAACACTAGCAGACATCATACTAATTTCATCAATGACAAGAATATCAGTCATTTTTATACGATTTTTAATACTAGTTTTATATTTTAATCTTCTGATTATTGTTTCTACAGAAGATTCTCCTGTACCTATACCCATAAAACTATTAATAGTAATACCACCTATATTATAAGCGGAAATTCCAGTTGTAGAAGTAAGATACATTGTTTTTTGTTGAGTATTTGTAATCCATTTATAAAAAGTTTTAGTTATTTGGGACTTGCCCGTACCTGCTGGTCCTAAAATTAGTAAAGACTCTCCTCGTTTAAACTTTTCAAAAGCATATTTTTGAGTGTTTGATAATTCTAATTCATATTCAGTTGGAATATTAGAACCAGTTTGTTCATTATGTTCAACAATTAAGTCTTTAAATTTTTCAAGTAATTGTTGCTCATAATCTTGCTGCGATGTTTGATAAATAGACATACTTATACTTATTTAAATAAATGTTATTTATTCAATTTTTTGTAATCTTTATATTTTTTATAATTTTTACAATTTTAAACCATAAACTAAGCAAGTTTATAAAAAATCGAATTATTTTTCTATTTCTATAATTTTTGTACTACTATTATGACTACTACTACTGCTGCTCCTTTTACTCTTGCTAATAAAAATGCTATTATGTTAGAAAAATCTAACATTATGTCCTCTATGTCTCTTTTTGGAAACGACAACTCTCATAATCTTGTTAAAAAAATGATCGAAACTCGTATCTCTGAAATCGATCAATGGCTTCAAGAATTCGAAAAACTCAACTCTAACTATAGTCAATTTATGGACTATCTTTTAACCGATGACATCAAAGAAACACGTGTTACTAAAACTACAATTTATAATGAACGTAAAGTCTTGACTTATGCTCCTACTCAAGTCGGTAAAACAAACGCTATTATAAATATTGTTAAAGACTGTGTCTCACGTGGTATTAGTATTGTTATTTCTTCTGACAATAAAAAAGATCAAATGATACAATTATTTAATCGTTTGGTAAAAACAGTTGAAGAAGACTATGATACATTTAAAAATTGTTTTATTACTACTGTTGACAATAAAAATTTCGATTCAATCGTTGAAAATATGGAAGAATACAATACATTTGTTATCTGTCTTCTTGATAATAAAACTCAAATACAAAAAACATATGAAAAAATAATCTCAATTCACGAACAAAAACAACTTGGTTCCGTTTGTATTATTAACGATGAGGGTGATGTTGTAACTAAAGCACGCAACATTACCGATGTCGCTAATCAACCAGAAAGTCATAAAAAATGGATTGAATTTACTCAAAAAACATCCGATAGAGGAATTAGTGTTAAGCGTGTCTTTGTATCTGCTACACCAGAAAACGTTGTTTATATTCATAAACCTGGTTACTTATGGGATCTATCAATTCCAGATAATTATGTTGGTCATGATAAAATTAATTTCAATGAATTAAATGATTTTTCATCTCAACAAATTACAAGAATTCTTGCACGTGAAGTACGTCTTCGAAAACAAGAAGGTGGTATCATTTTATATTGTGTTGAAAGAAATAAAGATTCTGATGAAAATGATAACAATCAAATGAAAGTTTTTAATGATATTATCTTAAATTTAAAACAAACAGGATTAGATGCTGTTACTATGTACAACAGTGATGGTATTAAAGTTGTTTTTAGATTGAAAAAGCAAAAAACAATGTTTATAAATAAAATAGAAACACTTGATTTAAAATATACTATGGACAATAACATTATTAACGTTAATAAACGGGATATAGTTATTAGTAAATTTTACGGGTATTTACAATCTTGTGATTGCAAAGTAGTTTTAACAATTGGTAAAGACTTGATTTCAAGAGGTATAAGTTTTGTATCAGATCATAAAGAGAATCCATTAACTGCAACAACTATGATATATAAACCTGGACATCAACTTCACTGTGTAGCATTGTGTCAGGCAATTGGAAGATTAACAGGAACAGCCCAATCAAAATTATCAAGAAGACTTTATACTACAGATGACGTATACAATAATTATATGACATTTATAGAAAATCAAAAGGAAATTATAAAGGCAATAAAAGAAAATGGTAATAAGGTGGATGACAGTTTAATATCTGATATTGCATTATGGAAGATGTCAAGACCAGTAGATAGAAAAACGTT